GCCTGTAATCACGACAGAAGTAGCGTTCTGGCCAACCAGACTGCCAAAGGTTCCAAGCACGTTAGCACCGCCGCGCAAGATCAGCGCAAGGTCAGTGCTTACTACTGCGCCTACGTTTGTTAGAGTATCTATCTGAGCCATGTCATATTCTCCAAGTCTATTGACCTATTATATCAGTATTATTAAGCTGGCTGCGAAGGCCAAGCGTCATCAAAACTTTCAGGTTTTATTGGGTCGCGATAATTTATGATGTCACGCAGTGCTTGACGGTAAACTCGCCATTCTGCTCGACGTTCATCGCTCATTGTTACGTCAGGCAATTGAGTCCAGTCAGATTTTGATAATGATGTTAACGCCAAGTCCATCAGTTCATAACCTGATTTGGCGAGTGGCTGCAAAGCGATATTGACCAAAAGCCCATCGACTATGCTGTCATCAGCAGGGTTTGGCATTCTGTCAACTAGGACAAGAGTTTCGCCGCTGTCAACATCTACAAACTTGATATCTTGTGCGCTGGCGGTGCCGTGTTTAGTTATTCGGCCAGTTTTATCGTGTACCGCATAGATTGCCATTATCGTTTGGCCTCAATTGCTCTTAAATATGTTCTGTAGACGTTAATGTATTCACCACCGCCACTGATTGCAGGGCCGACCAAGAATATCAATCTGATAGTATTGGTTCCAACCAGAGTTGTAACGCCAGCCGTCATAACTGAATGCCCGCTGTATATTGAATAGGTGTCAACAAACGATCCGTTGAATTCTAGGCTCATTGTTGTAAAGCTGTTGTTTAGGCTGACCGCAAAAGAAGCATCGCCATAAATCTCTGCCGCTGCACCTGTCCCCGTAAAGGTTAAAGTATGCGCTACATAAGTCCCGTCAGGGCTGTAATTTCTAGTTGTTGAAATAGTGCTATTAACTAGATAAGTTGCAGCGTTTGGCGCTAATTGAGGAGTGTTAACGCCGCCAGTTCTTACAATCAGATTTCCACTGATAGGATCAGTATCGAGCGTCACTCCATCAATGTTAATACTGCCAGCGTCTACACTGCCTCGAACAACAACATTTGAAAACTCCGACGCGCCAGCTTTAGTGATCTTCCAACCGCTAACGCCGGTTACATAATCGCTTGATTGTATGCTGTCTGCTATTTTGTCGATGGTGACTGCGCTGCCAGCCAATTGAGCGGTTCCAACGCCTTCACTATTAATAATAAGGTTTCCGCTTCCGTCAGTGTCGAGCGTTACTCCGTCAATACTGATGTAATCTGCGCTGATTGAACCAGAAGTCACCAGATCGCCGTTGATCGTGACATTGGCGGTCATTCCTATTGTAGATACCAAAGTCACTGGATCGACATTGACAGAAAATGGAATAAGAGGCGTGTCAGCAGTTGATGCAGGGTTTACCACTGCAAAATTATCAGCAATTACATAAAATTGGCTTGTTGGCGTTGCCGTTGCTGCCGTACTATTCAAGCCAAAGCCAGTGATCCTGCCGTTGATGTCAACCTTGACGCCGTAATTAGCTTCGATTCCGTCTATGCTGTTTGATTGCGTCGTTATTGAGGCAGTATTGGTTCCGACCGTTGTCGTCAGGTTTGATATGCTTGTCGCCTGACTTGTAATAGTCCCTTCGGCTGAAGTAACTCTGGTATCAATACTTGTAATCGCCGTCGCATTACCGATGACGTTGCCATCCGTCGTTGATAGACTGGCTTGCAATGAAGTTATATCGCTGGAGATACTGGTAATAGTCCCTTCGGCTGATGTTACGCGAGTGCCAAGAACGGTTAACGCGGTCGCATTACCGCTGACATTGCTATTCGTTGTAGCAAGATTGCTTTCCAGTGAAGTTATATCGCTTGAGTTGCTAGTAATCGTGCCTTCTGCGCTAGTAACGCGAACATTTAACTCGCTAACTGCTGTGGCCCTGACTCCAGCCTCTGACGTTAAATCGGCATTAAGAGTTGTTATATCAGAAGAGTTTGCCGTTATAGTGTCGCCTTGTATCTCGACAATAGTGGTCAAATTCGATATAGCATTCGCCTCGCCTGCCAGATTCAAATTGGTGTCATTCAGGGCAGAAGTCAAAGAAACAATGTCTTGGCTGGTGACTGAGATTCCGCGTTCTGTCTCAACTATTCGCGTGTCCAGAATAGCAACGGCTGTTCCGGTAGCCCCGCCAACTGCGCTGGTTCCCTGAAGATCAATTTCTTCGCCATTGACAAGTTGAAGCGTTTCACCGTCCACGGCATCCAGCTTCGTGTAGAATTTCATTTCTACATTAAGCTCGGTGATGTCGGTCGCAGAAACAGCAATCAGCCCATCTATGACTTCGATTTGAAGCTCTAAAGTATCAATTGCCTCAGCATTGGCTGTTATCTGAGCATTTGGGTCTGACTGCTCATAAGCCAAAACAAATGCGTCGTAAGAACCCGTGAGCGCAACCAAGTCTTCGTCAATCAGGACTACTGTGGCATCTAAAATGCTTAACGCGCTTGCCGTAGTTGCGATTTGAGTTGTATGCCCACCCACCGTTGTAATCGTTCCGTCAAGATTGGCAGAAACAGCCGCAATCTCACTTTGGTTGGACGCAATTCGCGGATCGCTTAAATCAATCCAAGAAACACCGTTCCAATAATATGGCTTGTTGTTGTCGTTTGAATCATACCAGCGCGAATAGATATCAATCGGATCAGGTACGCCTCCAACGCCTGCTACCGGCGGCTCATCGCTGACAAAAACATCCGTGGTTCCTGCCGAGATATCCACAACGGTTTGCTGCAAATTGCCAAAACTTGCATCAAGGTCGTTTGTTATTCCAAGAAGATATTGCCCGTTGTTGAAGGCATAAGCGGCAACGTCGCCAAGCTGCTGCAAATCTACTCTAGCACCGCCGACCAGTTGCAGAATGTCGCCAGTTCCAGCAAGTTGAACTTCAGTAATATCCTCGAACACAACGCTGTTTAAAACGTCGTCATCATTAAGCACTGTTCCGATTGAGTCTGTTAGGTTAGTTCCAGCCGTAGCGCCGACGGTAGCATTGTCATCTGGTCGCAAATTATTAAAGTTTGCAACGTCTATCCACTCGACGGAATCTGCCGCGTTTGTTAAAGCAATCGCTGTTACGTTCGAGTTGTCATTGTCTGGGCTTCTATCACTAAAGACGCTGGCGCTTGATCCAGTACCCAACGCTCGCACCCAGTACCAACGCTGATCACCGGCTGCGATTGGATCTGCCGCCGTGCTTGCATCATGCTTGAATGCCGTGATTAATCCACGACCAATTTCAACAGCCACTGACCATTGATTAGTTTGAGAAGCGTAAATAACAATATTAGAAAACTTTGAAGTATTGCCCGGATTTCTCCAGTTCAAGTCAATTGATTTTACGCCAGCAGTCGCCGTTAAGCCTTGCGGATCAGGAACGCCGGGGAATCCGTTCGAGATGATGCCAGCCGCGCTGACTGTTGAATAATCCAAAGCTGCCGGGTCTTCGTAACTGCCCGGATCATCTTCTGCAAGCGTTAAAGAAATCCCGCTTTCGGTGAAAGACCAACCCATGCAACGGAAGACCTTTGTTGCAAAACCAAGCTCGCCAATAGTTACTTCAACACGATCACCAACCGAAATTGCCATTGCGGAAAGGTTGGCCGGAAACGTCAACAGCTTTTGTTGATCGCTCATTTGAATCAATTTGTTCGCAATCCGTTGAGCCATAAAACTGGTATTGGTAAACGGTAGCTTTATTTCTCGTTCGAATGTTTCGCCGTTGTCGCGATTAAGCGCGGCGGTAAGTTGCACCCGTGGAACTTCCACTGATTTATTATTTTGCGCTGGGTCGATAATAATAGCTTTGACAGTATTAAATCTGTCTGCTCTTTCAACCGATGTTTTTACAGTTACCGATCCTGCTAAATCGTCTTCGGTCAAAAAGTGAGTCGGTTCTTGGTATACGCCTGCGGAAATAGCGTATTCGCCGCCTGAGTAAATCAGCGAACCATTCATTGAACTCAGCAATTTGTTGATGCTGGTCATGTGTGGGTCGGTGCCAAACAATACGCCGTTTGCTGTGAATCGTTTTTCTGTGCCGCCCGGAACTAAAACGGACACGTCGCAAGCATCGGCTGCAACAATTACTTTAACCCAATCAACTTTAGTTGTGGCAACACCCATGCCAAATTCAGTATTGGTTAGATAATCTGCAACGCACAAAGCTGGGTTGTCCGAGTATGCTATGTAACTTGGATTGGTTGGATTTGCGCCAGCAAGATTACCAGCAGCTACATCAAGGCGCGGATCATATATTTTCCGACCTTTTACCAGAGCGCGTATATTGTTTGGAGCGTACTTTTCCCACACTTCTTCGCTTTCTGCGTTAAGCTTGAATATCGTGTGAATATACGCGATTCCTCGGCCTCGGTTATTGTCGCCATAATCTGGAAACCTGCCTTTTAGAACTGGATCAGCAAGTTGATCAGCAGTGCCAAGATATTTAAAAATAGTACAAATTGTTGTATTAACGCCAATAACATCTACTGGCCCAAATGTTCCAGTTGTCACTTGACCGGTTGGATTAATAATAACTTCATCATCGAGCCAAACATCTGTAATGGCTTCGACTTCATGCCCTGCCAATGCGATAACGTGATGAAGGTCTTCGTTTTTGTTACCGGCAACGCCTATGTAAGCCAGCGGCCCAGACACAAGAGCCTGACCGTAGATTATCTTCATTGGTTCAACAGTGCTTTTTGTTGTTACTTGTCTGCTTTTGTCATTATCTGGAACGCCGGGCATGTCAATTGACATCAACTTTGTAGCAAGCATTGCGCCGCCGGCAATTATAGCTGTTCCAGCTACCAAAGTTACGCCAACAAAAGCGGAAAGACTGAGGCCGGCCAGAAATGCAGCACCGCCAACGGCTCCAATTACAGCCGATCCAATTGCGGTTACTGCTAAAATTACTGGTGGCATATCTTCCAACCCTTTTTAATGTATCTTTCGTTGACTCTAGCCATGCCCTTTTCAGTCAGGCAAACAACTTCTTTCCCAAACTTTATGCCCATCGCCTGACCGATAATAGGCAAATTCACAATAACAGGGTCTCCGTCCCCGAAGTCTTCGCTTGGAAGTGTCTGAAGGGCAAACGAAACCAGCCCTTCCATTCCTCCGTGTTTAGCCAAAATCTCATCAGCGCCCTGCTCGTTATTGTACCCGAAAGCGTGAATATAATCTTTTCCAGTTAACTCCAAAAGCACATGCGCGACAAACTGACAGCAATCCGAATCGCCGTATTCAAACTGTCGCCTTTTCCATGAATTTAAGGCTTGGCGAACCATCAATATATAACTCGGCCTTCATCATCGAAGCGCTGGCCGCGACCTCCGGCAGTTCCGCCATTGTCTGCATCGCCTCTCCATTTGATTTTCAAACCTTCGATTTTAGGCATGAACTCAAAGAAAGTGTCGGAAGGATACCGCTGTTGCTGTGTCTGATTTGTATACCGAAGGTTCGCTGATCTATCAAACGCGGCCAATTCAGATTCGCAAGTGACAACAATCTGATCACCATTGCCGCCTTCTTGTCCGGCAGTAATGCTCATTACATCCATGAAACCGGCCCACATTGGAAGCGGGTCTTCTATCAATTCATCATCTGCCGAAAGAATTCCAACGTAAACATTAACTGGCCTCATGAAGTAATCTTCATTCAATGCCTGACCTGACAAAGTTGCGTCGAGTGCTGACAGCGTGAGAGTTATCGAATAAGGTGAAACCTCTGAGCCTTCCTCAAGCGTTGATACTGACCCAAGACTGCCAACGCCCAACCAATCTTCGCCGCCCCAAGTATAAGTCCCGATTCCGTTGTGAACATAGACAGTACTTGCGGCAAACTCCAATTTTACAAACGTTAAAATAGTAACGTATGGTAAATCAAACGCTGCCAAACTTGCAGGTGAAAAAGGTCTACTCATGCCAAGACATCCTCGACAGCATCAAGGCTGAACGATGAAAGACCTGCAAGTTCATTAGTCCAGCCAGACTTCGATGCCAGCATGAATACACCGTTTACAGTTCCCGTATAATCAACTGATTGTGCGTTAATCGTTGGCTTGCGAATTGGCGGTGCTATGCTGAGAGTAATAGCCCCCGCCCCATCTGAACTGGCGTCAACTGTGACCATGTGAAGTTCGTTATTAAACGATATGTAATCACCGGCTTTAAAATAATTCGTGATTGAAAATCCTGTCGTGACGCAAACAAGGCTTGCACCGCTTTGGTTGGCTCCATTGACGCTCAACGTGCCTGTCCCAGCTCCCCTTCGAGTATATGAGTGATCGTATAGCGCGAAACGATGCTCCTGCCCGTTCAATCTGGCAAGAAACGCTTGCATCTCCGATCGGTCATTGCCGCTTAGGTTGTTGAACGACATACCAACCTTCCACAATGATCCTTGCCGGTTTTGCGTTTGTACTGCGTTGGTTATAGGCGATCGAAATGTTTTTGTGTTCGTTACTAGCTCAAAGCTGCTTGATGTCGGAGTTATTGACGGAAATGAAAAAATGGTCATACGAATCTCCGTCTCTGCATCAATGACTGAATCTGAGCAATTGTTGCTGCACTTGTTTGCTCCATTGCCATCCTGATTTTCTCTTCTACGTCTGCGCCTGCACCAGTTGCGTCAATGTTGTTAACAATGGTTACGCCACCGCTGCCGCCTTTCGTGTGGTCGATTACAGACTCGTTCGGGTGAACCATCGCCATGTATCCGCCTTTCCCGTCCAGCCCGCCCGCTCGCGCTCCGCGACCAGTGAAGCCACCACCCTCGAACGATTGCGACCTGATCTGAGCAACTTGTCCCAGCCCGCTTGCAACTGCGCCAGCGGCCATAATAAAACCAAGTGGCGGCGGGTAACTAGCCAGAGCCAAAGTCGCTGCGGAATAAGTTTGCATGATTGCCTGACCGATCTGAAACGCCTTGTTTACCGCAAATAGCTTTTTATTATTGCTTGCGATAGCTGAGAATTGATTGGCTAATTCTCCGACAACTTGCCCAGTTTGAGCAACTCCCGACTTTTGCTTAAATGCTGCAAGTCGTTTTTCGCCTTCTATTTGCTGTTCTTCGTTAAAAGTTAACTTTTTAAGAACCGCCGCCCCGTTGGTGTCCAGATCTTCAAGAATTACATTGCCCGGCGCGTTGTCTTTGATTTCTTCTGCCGCCGCTGCTGATGCGGCAATTGCTCTCTTATAGAAAGCTTCAATTCTGTCGCTGGGTAACTCTGCGCTTGTAAGAGCGGTCATTCTCTCCATTAACTTAGCAATTTCGGTTTGAGTTTCTGCCGCGCCTTCTTTGATCTCGCCGTTAACCATGAAAGTACCATCGCGAACTTTCTTTTGGTTTTCAATCTGCCACCGGGAAAATTCGCCAAAACCTATTTTTCCAGTTATAAGCATTTTATTCATTGCTGCTTCTTGCTTCGCATACTCTGCTGCTGCGGCGGTCGGCTCAAAAACGTTTTGCAATGCGCCTTTGACGTTTAGTGCAACCAGCTTCAGTTGCATCATTGCAAGGCTTACACTCTGGACAACATTCATAACATTGCCAAATGATTTCATCACATAGTCGGCAACGTCTTGCCCGATATTTCCGAAACCTTCCGTGTCCAACGCCGCTTGATAAAAATCAGTAGATATTCCAGTTATGATCGGGCTAAAGGATTTTGCAAGCTGATTTCCAAGCCCGGTAAAAACACCCGTGGCTTTTGAAACGGCATCGTTTGCAATTTCTATTTCTGCGGCGTCGATCCGCGACATAGTGATTCCAAGATGCTCAGCTTCTGCCGCCATCTCTCGAAGTTCTGAAGATCCGCCTGCAATCACATTGAGCATCGCAACACCGCGAGCGCCAAACAAATCAGCCGCAATCCGTACCTTATCTGTTTGTTTTTCGACGTTTTTCATTGCGTCTGCGACAACAAGCATTTGCTGGTCTAGAGGTAGTTTTTCAAGTGCTGCTGCGCTGAGGCCCAGCTCAAGGAAAGCATCCTTTGCAACGCCCGTATTGTTTGCGGCGTCAGATACTCCAATTGCCAGATTCTGAAGAGATTTTGCGAAGGTTTTGTTTTCTACGCCGGCAAGGTTAGCCGCGTGTTGAAGCCCTCCAAAAGCTTCCGTATTGATCCCCAACTGATCGGCAGTCTTTGCAAGCGCGTCAATGGTCTCCATTGAAGATTTGGTCATGACCGTTGCAGTTGCAACCCCGACCGTAGCAAAGGCAATGCCAATCTTACCGATCTTCATCGCGGTTTGACCCGCGAAGCTACCCATCGACCTTAACCCCTTGTTAACCTGAGAAAAGGCTTGTTGGGTTTTGTTGGTCGCTGTGATCGGGATTCTAACGGGATTCTGCGCCATGCTTCACCTTAAAATAAGCAACCCAACCTTGAAACTCGACCATGCCCATCTCTGTTATTTCGTCAACCGTCTTGTGCAAATGTTCCGCAAGTTGGTAAGCGAAGAGTAGAGCATCGTCGTTTATCAGTTTTTTTCGAGATCTTCCGCTTTTGGTTGCATATCAGCGATTTCACCCGCGACCCTGATCAAAACATCAGGATCAACAGACCTTACAATTTCGGTGAGTTCCGGCTTTGTGAAGCAGGATTCACCATCTTCCTGACACAAATAGTAGATCACCGTCAGAGCAAGACCTTCGTCCATCTTGTCAGAAGTTAGACGCTGCTGAATCTCCATCTTCTTTTTAACCGA